CTCAAACGGATCAATGATGGCCATGCCGAACCCCTTTATTTGCCGTATTTTCGATTGTAGTAGGCAGCTAAGTCTGCGTCAGATACACCGGGGTTTGCTTTTCTAGCCGCATCCATAAACGCTTGCATAGAGGGTTTAGCAACAGGGGCCGCAGCTTGAGGAGCAGGAGCAGGAGCGGCAGCAGGGGCAACGCCCATTTCTCGGGCAATCCACCGGTCTCTGAAAGCAGCGGCTTGTTCCCCAGTTGGGTCGGCTTTTTGCAAGTCGCTGTATGTCTTTCGCAGATTTTTGTCTGTGAGCACAGCATCACCCCAAGCGGCGCTGGCTTCTTTTTTACTTTTTGCGGCTGCCGCTTCTCTTGCAACATCAAGCTTTTCGGCACCGGGATAACGGCCAAGGTCACTTGCAGCCATTGAAGCAGCTTCGGCCATTGTTTTTTTGTTAGCTGGTTTGCCTTCTTCAATCAACGCAGCGTAGCGGATGTTGGTCTGACGAGCAAGATCGGTTTCTTTGTTCGCGGCCATTTGTTGCGCTTTAAGTGTTGCAGCCGTTTGCATTTCTGTACTGGCCAAGCCTGAGTTGAGCTGCGCAACTTTTCCTTCTGCGTCAATTTTGAGCTTGAGTCCTTCCAGTCTTTGCGATTCGGCTTTGTCTTCCAGTGCGGTGGCCTTGCCAACCATACCTTCTTTGCGTGCTTGTTGCGCAGTAGCCAGAGTGATCTCGGACTGGCGCAGTCGGTCTTTGGCTTCCTTGGTTTCTTTGGCAACCCGAGCCACTTCACCTGTGAACGCTTTGACGGATTTGCTGGCCCCCTCGCGGAAGTTTTTAGCACCGATCATTTCAGCCGCAGCAAGTAAAGCGCCAAGACCTTTGGCCTCATCCGTGTTTTTACCGAGGTTGGCACGCTCGGCTTTTACTTCTTCCAAGTAGCCAGCAGTAACGTCGGGGCCGTACAGCTTTTGAACAAACGGCAACTGCTTTTCAACACCAGCTTGGTACTGCTCGGCAGTCTGAGGTTTGTATTCATCGACTAAGCTAGACAAGCCTTTAAGGGCCTCATCGGTTTTTTGTCTGTATGAACCGCCACCAGCCATTGCAACAATACCGCCACCGGCCATCATTGCTTCTTGTTGCTCCGCAGGAATTTGGTCAAACGCGCCGCCAAGACCCGCATACATAGACTTAGACTGAGCAAGCTCAGCCAAACGCTCGTCAATCGCATCTACAGTGTCCATGTCCCTGCGGTTCAAAGCATTTTCACGGGCTTGCTGCAATTGCTCAGGACCGAGCCTGTCGATGATGCTTTCCACGTTGCCTTGACTGGTAACACCGCCTTCGGCCATGAACTTGCTCAGGCCATACATGCCCATGCCAAGACCAGCTAAGTCTTGCAAACCAGAACCTTGAGGCTGGTACATGTTGGTAACGCTGGATGAACCGGTGGGTGTGCCGCGCAACAGGTCGGACATAAATCCCAACTGTTTATAAGGATAGTTCTGCTGATTCAGGAAGTCTTGATACTTGACATCCATACCCCTCTGATTGAGAGCTTGCTCCATACCGCCATAGGCAGACTGAAGCTTGTTGATGTCCATGCCTTGCTGGAACTGCTGACCGCCAAGCTGCCCAAGCTGACCTGCGGCTTGTAAGCCAGTCTGGAGACCTTGCATGCCAAGACCAGCCCCGTACTGACGAGACTGCTCACCCAACTGCTGAGCTGCTTGACCATACTGAGCGCCCATACCAGCAGCTTGCAGACCTTGACCCGCGCCAAACTGGCGAGATTGCTCTCCAGCTTGTTGTGCTTGTTGGAAAGCCTGTTGATTGGCAAGTTGAGATTGCAGGTCTTGCCCTGCACCCAATTGCTGGACTCCAAGGTTGGCCGCAAGGTTCTGCGAGCCAACGTTGAAACCCATTTGTTGATTCGCCAAAGCCGCTTGCATCGCTTGCTGGGCATTCATGCCCATAGCTTGATTTCTGGCTGCTTGGTTTTGTACGTTTGCTTGTTGTTGGCTGCTTAAATTGGCAAGGGCAGTTTGTAGACCCGTTTGAGCGCCAAGTTGTTGAACACCAAGCGCAGCGCCAAGGTTTTGCCCGCCAACAGTAATACCAGCTTGTTGGTTGGCTTGTTGAGCTTGCAAACGCGCTTGCTGTTCGGCATTAAATTGCTGCTGGGCTTGGCCGTAGGCCGACTGAAGTCCCTGCGCTTGAATGTCGCCTTTTTGTTGAGCAAGATTGCGGGCAGCTTCGGCCTCCATGATGGCCTGACGAGATCCGCCAAACGCACCTGCGCCTACAGCCTGAGCCCCGCGACCTGTGCGAGCAATATCCGCTTGCCGTTGAGCTTCACGTTGCTGGATGTCCACCACATTTTGCATGTAGGGAGACATATAGGCTTCTGCTGCGCCGGGGCGAGCAAAGCTTTGGGTGCGAACACGTTCTGCTGGCCCCATTTGGTATTGTTGCAAGTTGGGGTTATAGGCTGTTTGCGCCGCACCCATTTCTGCTGCTTCATACCCTATTGACCGCACATCTTGTGGGCCTTTCATTTGATACTGCTGAAGGCTTGGAGCCTGAGCTTGCATCATGGAGAACTGACCGGGCTGGTACGCGCCGGGGGCTTGAAACTGATTGGCAAACTGACCAGCTTGGTAGTTTGTCCCCATAGCACGGGTACCCACATCGCCAGCTAAATTGGTGGCCGTACCCAACTGAGAGGATGGCCCCATTGTTTTTGCGGCACCCATTGCTTTATTTTGCAAGTCGGTGAACTGTTGAACGCGCTCACCGCCATAGGGCTTGTATGGGTTTTTGTTGATATCAGTTACCAAAGAACCTTGATACAGAATGTCTTTGGCGTATGGCTTGGCCCAATCTGGCAAGTCAGTAGTTTGGGTTTGTGTTGAACTGCCACCGCCGCCACCACCGTCACCATAGACAATACGCCCACCTTCAGAGAGGGTTGCTGAATCGCCCAAGGGCTCGCCCAAGGCGTAAAGTTGGCGACGTGAATAGCTCATGATTCATCCTTAAAAAACTTTTGGTACGTCACACTCTGTACCTCGTACCCGTGAGAACTGGCAGATTTCTTCCAGCCCGGGCGTCCAATAAACTCAATGCCGGAACATCCGGCGTCCTTGGCAAACCTGTCAAGCAGGTCGTACATCTCGTCTTCTACATATTGCATATGGTTTGGAACCCCTGCGCAATACTGAATTGTTAACAGCTTGCATTGTGGGTAGGCTTTGATCTCGGTTATGACATGACCGTAGATCTCATTGTCGTCATGACCAATCCACAATTGCATCTGCCCATTCAACACAAACCTCAGAATGTCGTCAACCGTGGCGCGGCCTCGCGTCCACTTTGCAGATTCCACCAAGTAAGGCAAGAGAGGAGGGATTACTCCTGCTATCGCTCCCGGCGGAACCAACGACATCCTCATGCTGGCAAGAATCTTTCTGCGCGGCTGTTCTTGGCAACCCGACCCTTACCGACTGTTTTTCTGCGAGCCTTTTGGACTCTGTCCATCATGGCGTACAACTTACGAGCACCAGCCTCAGTCGAGCCATTACCCAGCTCGGAAACGATACGCGCAGGCACAACAAACTCACCGTCAGCTAAACGTGCAGGTTGCTTTCTGCCAATCATGGCCGGGATGGAGTCAGACACCCCATCACCGGGGCCTTTGAGCAACCGACCGCCGTCAGAGTAATCGCCAAGATGAGAGCCGCCATTTGCATAAGCGGCCATTAATCCACCCTTTGCGGCACCAGCAGCGGCGGCGGCGGCAGCGGCGGCGCTACCTGAAGTAGCAGCCATTCCATGTCCGCCCGTGCCCATAGCAGAAGCACCGCCGCCACTACCACTTGCCACACCCCCACCAGCGCCAACACCGCCTCCACCACCGCCAGCAGAACCAGCGCCGATACTTCCAATAGATTTTGCGGCCATACCTGCCGGGCCGAAACCCATTGCACCGGCGTTGCCAGATGTTGCTCCGGGTGCGCCAAAACCAGCACTCAAACCGCTACTACTTGGGCCAACACCTTGTAAGCCCGCCAAAGCCGTAGCAATGGCTTGTGCTTGTTGGGCGTTGTTTGCGTCTGCTTTTGCTTGTGTATCAGCCAATGTGCTTGGCGAATTCAGCATATCTCCCGCATCAGACACTTGAACAGCGTTGGGATTGGGGTTTGGCTTGCTAAATTTATTTGCAATTAAGCCAATCCCAGTTAACGCAGCATCGCCCATTTTGCTTAATGCCAAAGATGGATAAGCCATAGGGGTGATATTTCCACCGCCGCTTACCATTGAAGATGGAAGACCCGTAGTTCCCGGCGTTTGATTTCCTTGATTTGACATGTAACCGCCACCCATCTGAGTAGGTTGAGCAGGCTGCTCTTGGTTGTCGGACGGCATTGACTCAATTTGTTTAAACATGTAATTCAGAGGGTCGTATTCAAACTTTCCGCCTTGCCCGGTAGTGGACGGAACAATGCCGCCTTCATCAAACCTCATCTCGCCAGTCATAGGGTTTACGCCAGTATCTGACACGCCTGACAAAACATTGCGAGAAATGGGCTGCTGATAAGGTGTTGCATACGCACCCTTGTTAATGTCGGCCATCGGGTAGCCAGTGTTTGCCCCAATAGCGTTTGCATCCGACATAGCCTCGATAGGGCCGCCACCAGCGTAACCGGGCTTGAAATACCGTGGCTTGAAATAAGTTCTTTCTGGGCCAAATGGGTTTGAGTCGTAAGCTGTATCTACATAGCCGGGGTCAAACTGATAGCCTTCCCTTGCAATCTTGCCGGGGTCGGTATCGGTTTTAATTTCCGGTTGCTTGGTGGTTGGGGTGATTGCTTGAATCACAGACGGGGCTGCGGCAGTGGCGTACCTCAAGTTGTCCTTAAAGAACTGCCCGGGGGCTTCGCCAATCTTGGAGAAACCAGCCTTTGCTTGCTCCATGAACGGGGCTTCAGCGGCTTTAGCCAGTTGCGCAGAACGCAGGGCTTCAACTTGCTGAGCATAAGCTGCGGTATCTCCGCCTACAAGTTGCGGCATCTGCCCAGCCAGCATTCCAGATTCAGCCAACGCGCCTTGACCAGCACCCATCAATCCGCCCATAAAGCCTGCGCCACCATAAGCGCCAAGACCGGCCATCAAGCCCTTGCTCAAGCTACCAGACTTCACGCCGGTGATACCGCCCATAACCAAGCTTGCCATCATTGGGGGCATACCCATAGCAGACAAAGCTGCGCCGCCAATCATCGGCAAAAGGCTGGACAAAAAGCCAGCTTCGGGTAAACCAGTCTGGGGGTTAATACTTAGAGACCCACCGTGGGCCATCGCCAAGTCCTGAAGACCTTTGACTTCCCCGCGAGACATATGGACGAGCGTATTGTCTGGGCCGCGACCATGCGCAGCCAAGTGTTGGGCGGCAGCGTTTAAACTCATTTTTGCCTCTTAAAACGGGGGTTGGTGGATACTATCATGTTGGGAGCGCCGATACAAATGAAAGTGTGGCTACCACAGACTGAGTGGACGGCTTGGTTGGCGTGCCAGAAGCAGCAAGATGTTGGATGGTTACAGCGGCATTAGGAACAGACCAATAGATTTCCACGTAGTCAGTCGCGTTCATTTCTAGAAAATAATTCCAACCAATGATTGAGTGGCCATCAGTTCCAGCATGTCTGTTTGGAACAGATACAAATCCAGTCGAGCCGGAGATGTCTGTGCCGTTTTGTTTTAGCCAGATATAAACATCTTGGAAAGCGGTGTCCGTATTTATAAACTGTACACTGAACTGGAGGTTATATATACCAGCGTTGTTCACGGTGATCTTTGATGAGCTGATTGATACTTCGTTGGCAAAGTCCGTAGTGTTCAACGTCATTAACGTGGCTGTATTTATTGTGGCGGTCTGGTCTTGGTCACTGGAGAACGCCCCATATGGAAACCGAATAAACCGCCCGCCTGTATTTCCAACCAACGTGCCCGTCAGATTATCAAGCTGGTTAAAGTACAAACGCAGCACATTTGAATACTGCTCAATAAACTGGGCATCGTATTGCGCTGGGGCCGAGGGTAAGCGCGGCTGAACAAACGGGCGGTATCTATTGAACGTGGTGACCATTATCTGCGTCCGTCAGGGCGGGTATCAATTCTGGGAACGCCCAACTGCCACGCCACGCCAAGGTCATTTGACTCAATCCTGAGCGCCATTTGCCGACCACGAATACGCACAAACACCTGTTGCGTAAATTGTTGCACGGTGTAGTACTGCTGGGTTGAGTAGTTGTCGGCGCTGGTTACTGTCGGTGAATCTGAGTTGCCATAGTTTGTGCCGGGGAACTGACGGGGGCGCACACCAAAATCCAAAGACGGCGCACTAACAGTTGATCCGTCAAAAGTCACATCGGGAATGATGCGAGAAACCAAGCCAAAGTTGTGTCCGTCACCAATATCAAAGTCAGATGATTGACAAAATGCAGCAATAGGCACTGGGGGGTTGACGCTTGCGTCGTCATTACCGACCTCGTGGTAGACCAAAATACCGTTTGTGGAGCTGCCGCCTACATCGTAACCCGTAGCCATTGGAGAATCCCTCAATGCGCTATCAAGCCATGAACTTCTAGCCAATGTTCCGTAATACCATGTGCGCTCAAGGTGGTTGAAGATAACGTATTTGTCAATCGTTGTTGAGTTGGCTGAACAATAGAACCACCAGACCTCGTTATATCCTTCGTTTGTGCCAGCAAAGAATTGATATGACTGCGAAAGGTTGATGTCCTCATATACGTACTGGCGCAGGGCGCAGGGGAGTGTTTCCACACGGCCTGAATACATATAGAACTTGTCCGTACCCATCCAGTACGTGATGTTGTTAACCGTGATAGCAGCGTTTGGCCCCATGATAGAGATGTTGTCGCCCATTAACTGGAAGCCCCACACATATGGCGGGCCTATGTACTGCATGGAGTAGAGGGCTGCGTCGGTCAAAACCAATATCTCTTGTCGGGTTTGTATCACCGAGATAATTTCAGAGCCGTGGCTTACACGGTAGTCGCCCGCTTGGTTTGTGACCGCAGGTGTCCATGTAAGTACGGACTCTTGATCTGACCACCGGATTTGCATGGGGTCAAGCGTGGTTGTTGCGTATACGCCTGTTGGGTCATTGCAGCCAAATGCAATGGTGAACCGAGACGAATCAGATACCAACACGTAGTTGACCAAAGAAGGACATGTAGCGTCCGCCTGCCAGTAAGCTACGCCGCCAAGTGTGTTTGTATTAGCAGCATTTAAAATTTGTGCTCGGTTAAAGGTAGAAGGGTTGTTGTCAACAACCCAGTAATACAGCGCCCCGCCACGGGGGTTCAACACTAAATTTTGTCCAAAGTTTGCCTCAGACCAGAGGCGAAGCTGGATGCCAATACCCAAACCAGCAGGAGCCGGAGAGCCCCATCCTGTTGTGGTTGTTCCAGATACGCCACCCCAACCGCCAGAGCCCCAGCCAACGCCCACTGTATAAATATCGCCACCAGTAGCAATTTGATATGCCGCCGTGGTTGATGCGCCGCCGTTGCCTGAGTCGCTTGCGTTTGCTACAACAGACACAACGATGGTGTATTGACTTGAACTGATGTAGGTGGCTATTCTGTGTTCGGCATTAAGAATGGTGGCGGTAACATTCCCACCCAAGGATGCTGCGCCTGCAAAAGTGACAAAGTCGCCAGCTTGTGCGCCATGAGCATTGTCAGTTACCGTGATGATGCTGGAGCCGGTTGTAGCCGCAAAAGCATTGGCCGCAGCTACGGGGCCGGGAGGCAAACCTGTCAGTGGAGTTATGTCGTTGAAAGCGCCTCCGGGGCCATTCTGAATGTAGTACTTGAGGTTTGTGCCAAGCCCCAGCAAGTTGTACCCCGCCAAGTTAAACCAATTCCACATGGATCGGCAGACTCCCCAAAACGTACCAGTCGTGGGTTTTAACGTAGAAGCGTTGGGGCCGTTGTCTTTTGCCCAGCCGCCAATTTTCTCAGGGTAGCCAGAACGGAAACGCACTTTGTCCGACTCAAACCAACCGCCTTCGTTGGCAAGCGTTGTGCCTTCGCGGTTGATGCCGGGCCTAAATTGCAGTTTCTGTAATGGCATTTTTTGCTCGCTTAAGCTACAAGACCGGGGAGATACTGTGTTTTACCAGCTACCTTGGTCGCGGTCAATTCTTGCTTTTTCAGATTGTTTGGGTCGTAAGACACATGCACCCAGCCACTGTCAGGAATGCCGGGGGTGTAGAACTCCAGAATCAACTGGGTGTAGTCCAGATTATCCATGATCCACTGCGCTAAGTCAGCGTTTGCTACGCCGGGAATCTCTATATCGGCTGCTCGGCCAAGGCAATGGTCTGAGGACTTTGAGCCTCCGGTAGCTTGGTTGACGGCTGGAGCACGGAACCCTGAGTTCACCTTAACGCCTTTGCCAAAGTGGTCTCGGACAGGCTGGAGGACTTTCTCGCACAACAAGCGCAGGCTCGCAGTCTCGGCTTCGCCGGGGGTGTTGTCCAAGTCAAGACGCAGTGCAGTCTCAGATTTTGTCAGTTCGTGGAGGGAAAAGTTAGCGGTCAGGTTCATTGGGCGCTCCTAGCGTTGTTGTAAAGGGTTATGCAGGCATTGAGCTTTTCAATGGCTCGGTTGCCTTCGTCGGTTATGGCGACAAGAGCTTTAGCAGTCTCTCGGTCAAGTTCGGCTGATGCTTCTCCTCCACTATCTCCTGTGGGAGTGGCGGGATCTGGGGAGGCTGGTACGGGGCAGGTCGTTTTGACGCGCAGCTTGAGAGCGCCAGAATCAATAGCAGCATCGCGCTGCTTTGTAGCAAGTTTGGCTTTTTCATTGGTCTTCCTCAGTGCTTCAGCGGTGGTGGTTACGGCAACGGCTAGAGCCTGTTCCTTGGCCCGTGCTTCAGTGTTTAAACGATCAACTTCCACCTGCTGGGCTTCTCTCTCGACATACTTGCCGTAGAAATACCCGCCGCCAAAGGTCAGCAGCAGGGCAATCAATCCAGAGAGTAAACCCTTCATGGCTTGGGAGGCTCGTCGTTATCGTTAGCTTCGGCCTTGGCCACGGCGTTGGCTACAGCTTTGATGCCCGAACGTCCAGCCACTCCGCCCAGAACGCCTGTGATGAACACCATGATGGTGCTGATCTGCTGGGTGTAAATTTTGTCGATGGGGGCCATGCCTGCCATTGGCTGAGTGACGTAGGTCACCGAATACAGGAACGCCACCATAGCGCCAAGCAGGATGGTCACCAGAATGATGATGACAAAAGCCCAGACGCGCACTTCAATCTCTTCGGCGGTCAGGCGGTTGTTTGTTTTGTAGGCAACAGTAGGCATCACTTTTTCTCCTGTTCAGGTTTGATAAGCTGTTCTGGGCAAGTGCCAGTGGCAGTACAGATTGGCGGCTTGCACTCTGCGTTATTCCAGTTTGTTGGGTCTTGGCAGGGGTAACGAAAGCGGTCATCACAACCGACCAGCAAGCCACAGAGGATGCCAACGCAAACAGTAAGCATCAGCAGTTTGAGTTCATGTTTTGTCATTCTTACGTCTCTCCTGTTCCATCTCACGCCTTAACTTTTCAAGCTTCTCAGTCTGCATCTTCACTTCATGCTTGGCATCTAGTATGTCCAAGTACAACATTCCCAGCATTGGCAAGAGCAGGGCGACCAACACACAAGCGGCAATCCAGCCCATCACGTCTTCCCCAAACGACTGACGAACAGGAGCCACAACCACAGGTAAAGGAGGAATAGGATAGTCGCTACGAGATACGCCGACTTTGCTTGGAAGTTTCTTTTTTCCTCCCGTCGTTGCCATTGCTTGTACCTTTCCTGCGCCTCTTCCTTCAACCTTGCCTTCTCCTGTTCCTCCTGTATGACGCTTCGCATGTCAAACACTTTGCTGTACAGCGCCCCCATCTCAGGCGGTGACTGATACACCATCGTTTCCCTGATCGTCACTTCCAGCGCAGCCATCTGGTCTTGAGCCATAACCCTCTTCAGGGCGGCTTCCATCAGGTTGGCGTTGGGGTCGTAGACAGTCTGGCTCTTTTCTTCCTCTTCTCTTATGTGCGCCGCCAACTGCTCTTGCAACTTGAAGAACTCAGTAAGCTGGCTGACAACATTCGCCATGACTTGGGTTTCGTCAACAGCAACGTACTTTTCCTTCTTTTTCGCCACAGGCTTGGGCGCGGCAGGGGCGGGGGTTCCACCAAACATCTTTGCCAGCTTGCCCCAGAACCCATGAACTTCCTTGGCAATCCCAACAGCTTCATCAACTGTAGCCTTGACCTCCATGAAAGAAGTCTTTGCCTGCTTGTAAAGCTCGCACCCTTCCTTGATGGCAGCGACACAAGCATTTGCGGCGAAGAGGATGGAGATTGGATCAATTTCAAAGACCTTATTTGTTTGATTTTATGCCGCAAATAAGTATATATAGCCAGCTCTTGAAACCGCGCCTGACCCGTCAGTTCGTCTTACAGTAACTGTAATATTAAGATAGCCGTAGCCGGGGCCTCCAGAGGCGTACCTTTGATACGAAAAAGTGCGTGCAGTGCCAACGCTTACATACGGTGTGCTATATCCAGAACCAAAGTAGAACTCTCCCAACCATATCATGCGATATTGGCTTGGCGATGTGTTTGTAAAATAAACGCTAAACTCAATACCGCTTCCAATACCAGCGCCAGTTGGGGTGCAGTATGCCGTGGGAGATGGATAAACATTATTGCCCTGCCCCCCGCTATAAGTAATAGTTCCGTCAGATTGAAAAGTAATACTAGGTAACTTGCTAAAATCACCAGACGTGTAAGTGGTGCCGTAGTCCCACGTATTTCCATTATTAAACTGCGGGGTAATGTTAGTTTTTCCCTGTAAGTTACTCATGCTGATAGTGCCACTTGGCACGCCTGCAAGAGTTCGCACGTTGGCTTGGTTTAAGCTGATGGCTGTTGTCGCGGCTAACCCCAACTCGGTGTTGACCTGCGACATTGATATTGTTCCGGTAGGTAGAGTCATTCGCTCGCCTTAAGGTATTGTGGGCCAAGTGATACTGTCAGGGAAATCGTTTTGTTCAGGTACATCACGCAAAGCTTGTCTGTACGCCAGATACGCTGCTTTCTTTGCGTCAGACAATGGAGAATCAGATAGCACCGCCCAATCAGACGCAAACAAAAGTTGATTGCGTTGAATTCTTGCCATTTCTTCTGGCGTACGTTGTGGGTAAACTGGCGCTTCTGGTTCTGGCGCGGGTTGGAATGTTGCTGCGGCAGAATGATTGACAAGGTTTTTGGCGGCTGTTATTTCAGCAGTTTCCCAGCGGTATTTAGGAAGGGACTGAATCACCCGTTCTTTAATCTGGTCTTCTGTCATGCCGTCATCTAATTGCACCCAATTACCCCAAGGTGGCAACGATGTGTCGGTGGGGGTGTAAATAACAAACAGTCGTTTTTCAGACTGGATGTAATTTTCAATTTTGTATGTGAATTCCATTTTTTACTCCGTATCTTAATTGCGGCGACACAAGCATTTGCGGCGAAGAGGGTGGAGATTGGATCAATTTTTACTTCGCTTTAAGTGCAGTGAGCTCAGCCTGAACACTGTCCAGTTTGGCGTTTAACTCTTTAATGGCGTTTATTAACGGAGAAATAAACATTTCTCTTGAGATGGCTTGAATTGTGTCCGCTCCAACATCCCAACCAGCAAAAGTTGTTACCCCTTCAGCATCTAGAGCGGCTTTAACTTCTTGCGCTATAAGGCCATGCATGACAGTGTTTGTGTCGCGTTTATTTTTTTCGTTATAGTACGGAAGAGTCTGGTCAATTTCGTTGCTTGGCTTCCACTGGTATTTAACTGGACGCAAACGATTGATAAATGACAGACCCAGAGAGTCTTCTTGAATATTTTTCTTTAGCCTCTCATCAGAAGTTTGAGTCCAAGTAGCATTTACTGTATAAGCGTTATAAATCTTACCGGCAAAGTTTCCAATTGTTACAGTGCTATCTGCTTGTCCTGTAAGAGAATCGCCGATAACAATCTGCTGAGCAGAAGTGGCGCTACTAGTATCTGCGCTATACCCAATGCAAGTATTCCCACTACCTGATGTTATCCTATCACCTGCTGTAAAACCTATACAAACATTGTAAGCACCAGAGTCTATAAGACGTCCGGATTGAGAGCCAACAGCCGTATTGTAGTCGCCGCCTGTAACAGAAGTAAGTGCAGTATTCCCACAAGCCGTATTGTCAAAAGCGGTCGATAAAGCGTTTGCTAGGGCGCTAGTTCCAATTGCGGTAGAGGTTGATACTCCAGAATTCCCAGTGCAGTTAAGAGATGTTAGGGCAGAAATTGAACCGCCTGTAATGCTAACGCTACTACTATTTTGAGTAGCCATAGTACCAAGACCAAGATTACTTCTAGCTCCTGAATCAGTAGTTGCGCCTGTGCCGCCGTTGGCAACAGCAACAGTGCCTGATACGTTACTTGCCGTTGTGGCGTTGGTGGCATTGGTTGCGTTCGTGGCGTTTGTTGCAGAAGCTACTGACTGACTGGCAATATTAGCGGACGTAATGAAGGTGCCGCCAGACTGGGGGCCGGTAGCTGTTAACGCGTTGCCTGAACATGATGCTGCTGTTGTTGCATTCGTGGCGTTG